AAACTACTTCCACTTCTTGGAACACTACTAGAACTACATTAACAACATTTAGTACTAGTAAATCTACAACCACTACTTTTAGTACAAGTGTTAGTACTAGTAAATCAACAACTACAAGTTGGAATACTACTAGAACAACTTCTACAAGTTGGAATACTACTCGTAGTACAACTACTACATTTAATACAAGCCAAAGTACTACAACAACATTTAGTACTAGTCAAAGTACAACCACTACATTCAATACATCTTGGAGTACTAGTAAAACTACTACTACTACATTTAATACAACTCGTAGTACAACAACTACATTTAGTACAAGTCAGAATACAACAACAACATTTAGTACTAGTTCTAGTACAACCACAACGTTTAATACAACTTGGTCAACAACTCGTAGTACAACAACTACCTTTAATACTACTAGATCTACTACAACTAGTTGGACTACTAGTCAAAGTACAACAACAACTTTTTCAACAAGTGCTAATACAACTACAACGTTTAATACAACTTGGTCTACTAGTAGATCAACAACTACAACATTTAATACAAGTAAATCAACTACAACATCATGGACTACTAGTGCATCAACAGTAACAACATGGACTACTACTTGGACTACAACTCGTAGTACCACAACAACTTTCTCTACTCAAACATATACGGGTACAGGAAGGTCTACTGATAAAACAACAAATACCTCAGTAGCAAGAGGATGGTATTCTACTATAGTTGATAGACATGTTAAAAATACTTCTAAATCTAAAGTAGGAAAAGTACAATATGTTAAAAATAATAGTAAAAGTAAATGGAGTAGAGGAGAATGGAATAGATATAAAAATAGAGGAAAGTAATTTGGTTTTTTAAAAGGTTATTATTATATTGGTTAATACTAAAAAGTTATTTTATATATGGAAATGTTCAATAAAAAGGTTCTTGAAGAAAGAATTGGTTCATTAAAGAAAAACACAAATCTTAGAGATTTAGAAGATGTTGAAGGGTATGTAATTCGTAAATGTAAAGAATTAGATATCGAACATAGTTATGATGTATTAGCAGAAGAAATGCCCTATTTTAAAACAATGGGTTATACAGAACATGCTGGAAATTTTTATTTACAACCCCTAAACTTAAAATTAAGATTAGAATCTATTACAGATGCATGGTATGATCAAACTGATTATCCTATTATTGACTTCGCTTCTCATATGGCTAAAAGAGTAGAAGAAAAAACAGCTAATAAATACCAAAGTAGAGAACAAGATTTTGAACAATACAGAGATGTAGAAAATATAGTAGTACTCCCAGGATCTAATAAATTAAAAGGTAATACTTGTTTAAATAAATTAAGATATCTAAAAAAGAAATATAGTGATAATCTTTATTTTAAACCTCATCCTATTACAACTCATGCTGTTGTTGGGGAATTAAAAGATTTATTAGGAGCAGATGCTGTACTTCCTAGAGATATTGATTTATATCATTTTTTAAATAAAGCTAAAAAAGTGTATTCAACTCACTGGAGTGAATCAGTAATTAATGCTATTGCATTAGGTAAACCGGTTGAAGCAGTAGATGTTTATAATGATATTGCCCAATCATCCTTTTATGCTTTAAACACACAAGCTTTTGCTCATCAACATCATGGAAAAGAATGGATAAATAAAACTTTTTCTAATCCAAAATCAGGTGTAATTAATCCTTACATTGATAAAAATTGGAAAGATAAAGTAGATGATTATTTTGCATATATTTGTGAAAAAAGAGATTATTATAAACATTGGTTTATTGATCAAAAATTAAAAGAAGAGTTAAAAAAGAAAAACATGATCTAAATGAAGTTATGTTTAATTACCAATTATGTTAATAAAGGGTATATTGAAGAAACTTTAATTTTAAACCAATTAATTGATACTTTAGAATTACTCCCCGAGGATGTTATTGAATTTAAAAATGAAAATCAAGTATATTCTTTAAATCAATATTATACTCATGCTTTAGTATTACTAAATTCCGAAATTACAAGCTATCAATATATAGTAAATTTCCTTTCTGAATTAACAATTCCTAAAATTTTTATTGTAGATACAATTCCTGAAGTTGAAAAAGACTTAAATACTGAATTTGTAAAAAATTTCTCAATTGAAAAAGACTATGTCTATTCTACTTTAAAAACTAATGAATGGAATGAATTATATTCCCTATCAGATGGGTTCATATTTTATAATGAAAAAGATAAACATTTATTTAATGAAAAATATATTTCAAATAAAGTTGTATCTTGTGTAATACCTCCTTCATTAGGTAAAAAAGAATTTGTAAAATTAAATGAACAAAATATTATAAAAACTAATAATATAGGTTATAATGGAACTCCTTCATATTCTAAAGGAATTTTTCATCTAGAATTTTATTCAAAATATTTAAATAATTTTAATTTTTCTTTATATGGTTCCCATGGAAAAAACCCAGTAAAAAACGAAAACATAGTTAATTATTTAACTGAAAAATATCCAAATATAAATTTCTATGGTAAATTAAAAGATTATAATAAATTTTATTTAAATAACTACATATATTATGATTGTTCTTTATATAATTCTTTTAGTTATTTTATGTATTTAAGTTTAATTAATGGTGTTGTTCCCATAATTAGTAAAAATACTTCATCATCTGAATATCTTAGTGATTATCCCTTTTCTATAGAATATGCTAATATTGAATCTTTTAATAATATATTTAACCAAATAAATAACATCTCAGTTTCAGAATTAAGAAGTATATTATTTAAAACCGTAGAAGATATATCTTGGATAAATAATTCTAATTGTAAAAATTTATATAAAGAATTTATAACAAATCATTTATAATGAATAATAAACATTCTACATTAGGATTTGACAAAATTTATGTTATTAATTTAAAACGTAGATTAGATAGAAGGACTGCTTTAGAAAAAAAATATCCTTATTTAGATTTTACATTTATTGAAGCAATAGATGGTAAACAATTAAAAATTCAAGATTTAATATATAATAGAGAATTAAATAAATCATTTTTTGATCCTCATGGAATGGTCACAATGGGGGTTTTTGCCTGTGCTTTATCACATAAAAAAGCTTGGGATCAAGCATTACAAGATGAAGTTGAAAATGCTTTATTTTTAGAAGATGATGTATTCCTATATAATAAATGTGTTGAAGAAAATCAATATACTGATGAATACCAAGATATATTAAATGAAATTCAATCTTATGATTGGGATTTACTACATTTGGGTAAAAAGAAATCCCAAATTTTTGGAATGAATATAGGTAAGTATTTAACAGTTCCTAAATTTAATAATAATTACGAAGGTGCCCATGCTTATGTAGCTACTAAAGACATGATAAAAACCCTTTCAGATAATTATCTTCCTATTAAATATGCCGCTGATGTTTATTTAGAACAATATGTAAAAACCCATAAAGTTTTTACTTTAAGAAACAGTTTAATACAACAAGTAAATGATTTAGTAGAATCCCAAAATGCCGATTCCGATACTTATTATAATGACTATAGAAAAAGTGATGGAGACGTAGCTATATCTTTTGATGAAGAAGGAAAAGTATACAATCATGAATTAGTTAAATATTTAAAACACCCTAAAGATTTATTAGATAGATATGTTGAATTAGTATTTGATTTACCTAAATTTGGAATTCAAAAATTTAACCCAGGGGGTTCTAAATTTAATAATAATTTTTTTGGTATAAGTGATTTATTAAGTTTTGTTACAACAAAATTAAATGAGGAAGAAAAACATAAAATGTTAGAAATAAACCCTCATACAGGAGAAAATACTTTTTTCTTTGGATGTAGTAATATTTTCTCATATATTTACTGTATACAAAAATTACAAGGAGAAGATATATTTAATATAAATAATAATCTAACTTGGAAAGATATCTCTTCAGCTTTTAATAATAATACTTATTTTTTTAAAAATAAAATAGGAATAATAAAAGATAATATAAAAAATCAAAATTTATCATTTGTGTATTACAATTTAAGAAATCGTGATCTAGCTAATTTAAAATCAAATTTAATGTTATATTCTACTAATACTAAATTAATAGGTGGTTCTAATTATAGTATAGGAAAAGAAATAATTAATGATGTATTTAACGGTAAAGACATTAAAACATTTAAAGATGATAGCTGGATTATAGAAATATAATTATGTTGCAAAAATTTAAAGAACAAGGTTTTATACACTTAGAAAATGTAATAGATAGTAAATTACTAGAATACACTAGGGATTTGGCTATTAAAATGAAATATAAATATATGAATTCTACTGGCAAACCCAGGGATTGGGGTACAGGCAAATTTTGGGAAGGTTTTGAAATGGCTAGTAAATTAGATTCTAAATTATTTAAATCATATACTTCTAAAATAATGTATGATTTATCTTCAACATTATTAGAAACTGATAAACCCTATCTTTTTAATGATCAAGTAGTTGTAAAACTCCCAGGAACAAAATTTAAATTTGAACCACATTATGATAATCAGTATGGTCCCGATCCTAAAGCAGCAGAAAGGGGAGATTTTAAAACTGTAAATATATCTTGGATTTTAAATGATATGCCTTCTAAAACAGGTCCTTTAATTTGTTTAAATAAAAAAACAGATAAATGGGAAGAAATTATAGCTAAAGCAGGTGATATTGTAGCTATTGAAGGAAATACATTACATGGTTCTAGAAAAAATACATCACAAAGTGTTAGAGGGTTATATGCTTGTGTTTATTCAACACACCCAATAGGAAATTACCATAATAATCCTACTTACCCTTATCCTAATTTTAAAGGTTTTTATAATGAAATATTCCCATCGATTTAATCCAAAACCTGAATGGAATGCCAATCCTAACTTAAACCGATATTTTTTTGGTTTATTAAAAATGTTATTTGATTTATTTTTACTTTTAAAAGATATAAAAAACCCTAAAATGTTAGAAATAGGATCTTATAAAGGAGAATCTACATTTATGTTTGCAGCTTCTGGGATTTTTAAGGAAATACATTGTATAGATCCTTATAAAGGAAAAGAGGAAGCAAAAGGAATTTTTAAAGAAGATTGGGATGAAGTAAAAAAAGAATTTATATTAAATACAAGACAATTTGATAATATAACTTTGCATAAAGATTATAGTTATAATATTGTTGATAAATTTAAAGATGGGTACTTTGATTTTATTTATATAGATGCTTCTCATGACTATGAAGATGTAAAAAAAGATTTAGAATTATATTTTCCAAAAACTAAATACCTTATAGGAGGACATGATTATCAAAAAGAATGGCCCGGGGTTATGAAGGCAGTAAATGAAAAATTTGGAAGTGTCCATAAAGAATATGAAGATGAAAGTTGGTTAGTGTTAATTAAATAAAAAAATTATATATTTATAATAAAATTAAATAATGGAACATATTTGGAAAATTTCAAACCTAGGTAGAACTATTAGTAACGGAGTAGTTAACAAAGTAGAATTTGGACTATACTCATCAGTTGGTACTGATCCTAAATTTGAAACTAGAAAATTAGGAGAAATTGAAATTACAGGTTCAGTTAGTGATCCGGGATTTGTAGCTTTTGCTGATCTTACTGAAGAAATCGTTTTAGGTTGGGTTAATGATAATATTGATGAAACTGCTTGGGAAGTTGAAACATCATCATCATTAGCCGAAATGGAATCAAATTACTCAGCTCCTACTCACGAAGCGGGATTACCTTGGTAATTTAATTAAAAAATAGTTATGAACATAATATTTCAAGTAGATGGGGGGCTTGGAAAAAGCATTGCCTCCACAGCTGTAATCTCAGCAATAAAAAAAAGATATAAAACTGCTAAAATTATAGTAGTAACAGCTTTTCCCGATGTATTTTTAAATAATCCAAAAGTAGATAAAACTTATTTATCTAATCAAGTAAATGGTCTTTATGAAAGATATATTAAAAATCAAGATGCTAAGGTATTTGCTTTCGAACCCTATAGTCATAATAATTTTTTAACTGAACAAGAATCGTTATTAGAAACTTGGTGTAGATTATGTGGGGTACAATATAAAGGAGAATCTCCAGAATTTTATTTAACACAAGCGGAAATAGATTATTTTACTCCTTATTACCAACCTGAAAAACCAATATTTGTAGTTCATCCTCATGGAGGACCTGAGGGTCAAGGCTATCAATATTCTTGGACTAGAGATATTCCATCTTCAACTATGGTTGATATTATTAATCATTATAAAAATGATTATACTATAATTCAAATAAGAAGAAAAGATCAACCCCAATATGAAAATACCTTATCAGCTTTAGATGGGTATAGAAGTATAGCTATAATGTTAATGTTATCTAAAAAAAGATTATTAATAGATTCTTTTGCTCAACATTTAGCTGCATCTTTAAAATTACCTTCTGTAGTGTGTTGGGTAACTACTAATCCTAAAATATTTGGTTATCAATCCCATACTAATATTTTAGCTAATTCTTTTACCAAAGAACCTAAATTAGACCAAGCAGTATACCAACCTTTTAATTTGTATCAAGACATACACACTTTGCCTTATAACAATATAAATGAAATATTTGATTCTAGCAAAATTATTGAGGCGCTAGGAAATTAATATTTATTATTAAATTTTATATATGAGTTGGACCTATAAGACACATAAAATAGGAGACATCACTCAATTTCCAGAAAATACATTTGGTTTTGTTTACATAGTTACCCATGCCCCTTCAGGTAAAGCCTACATTGGAAAAAAAGTATTGTTCCATAATAAAAAACAAAAAATTGGAAAACGAGAATTAGAAAAACTATCAGGAGTAGTAGGACGTCGTCCTGCTTATAAATTAGTAGTTAAAGAATCTGATTGGCTTAATTATTATGGGTCTCAAAAAGAGATTAAACAATTATTACTTGAAGGTAAAAAAGATGAATTCCAACGTACCATTTTAAAAATGTGTCCTGATAAAAAATCATTAACTTATTTTGAAGTGAAATACCAAATGATATATCAGGTATTAGAAAAACCAGATGAATTTTTCAATGATAATATTTTAGGTAAATTTTATACAAGAGATTTATCGAATATTGAATTTGAAGATTTTGTGGAGGAGCATAAATAGTTTTATATATTACCATTTATGGTAAATCAATTATTAGTTACATTAGTTAATTCTGTATTAGGTTCTGGCAAACCCACTGCTAGAAATAATTATGCATACCATTGTCCTTTTTGTAACCACCATAAACCTAAATTAGAGGTTAATTTAACAGAAAATAGAGAAGGAAAAAATCCTTGGCATTGTTGGGCTTGTGATGTTAGAGGAACTACTATATATAACTTATTTAAACAACTTAAAGTAGAAGCAGGGAAGTATACTGAATTAAAATCATTAGTTAAAACTTCTAAATCAATAAAAGAAACACAAGTTGTTAACAGTGTAGTATTACCTAATGAATATATAAGCCTATCTACTGGTAATTTAAGCGATATTTCTGCTAAACACGCACTCGCCTACTTAAAAAGGAGAAATATAAGTAAATACGATGTAATTAAATATAATATAGGTTATTGTAAAAATGGTTTATATGCTAATATGATTATTATTCCAACTTATGATAAAGATGGTAGATTAAATTATTTTACAGCTCGTTCATTTGAAAAAGAACCTTATATCAAATATAGAAATCCTTCAGCAAGTAGAGATATAATTCCAAATGAACATTTAATTAATTGGAATATACCAATTGTAATATGTGAAGGATTATTTGATGCTATTGCTATTAAACGAAATGCAATACCATTATTAGGAAAAAATATTCAAAGTAGCTTAATGAAAAAAATAGTTACTTCTGTAGTAGATAAAATTTATATAGCATTAGATAGGGATGCTATGAAACAAGCTTTACGTTTCTGTGAAAATTTAATGGCAGAAGGTAAAGAAGTCTATCTTGTTGATTTACAAGATAAGGATCCAAGTGAAATGGGTTTCAAGAATTTCACTAAATTAATTCAAAACACAGTTCCATTAACCTACTATAATTTAATGGAAAGAAAACTAGCTTTATGATCAAAAAATCATATGATAGAATATTAGAGATCTCAGATGATCACAAACAAATTACACTACCTGATTCACGTTATTATAGACGTAATGGAGAATATTATCCCTCTGTAACTTATGTTTTAAATTCTTATCCTAAGGGTAAACATTTTCAAGATTGGCTTAAAAAAGTAGGATATAGTGCAGATTGGATTGTTAAAAAAGCATCTGAAGAAGGTACAGCAGTACATGAATTAATAGAGGAATACTTTGAAGGTAAAGAAATGAACTTCTTAAATGAGTATGGTAATCCTAAAATGAATCCTGAAATATGGAAAATGTTTTTAAGATTTGTTGATTTTTGGGAAACATATAAACCAACATTAGTTGAAACAGAAACTCACCTATTCTCAGATGGATTAAAAGTAGCAGGTACCGTAGATTGTATTTGTGAAATTGATGGTGAATTATGGGTTATTGATTTTAAAACATCAAATCACTTACAAACTACATATGATTTACAAGGTGCTGTTTATGCTAAGTGTTATGAAGAATGTTTTGGTAAAAAAGTAGATAGAATAGGTGTATTATGGTTAAAATCTAAATCTAGAGGAGTTGATAAATCTGGTGCTAGATTAAAAGGTAAAAATTGGGAAATATATGAATCACCTAGAACCCAAGAAGAAAACTTAGAAATATTTGGATCAGTTAAAAAATTATTTGATTTAGAAAACCCAAAACATAAACCAGCTACTACTTCTTTTCAAACTACTGTTAAGAGAACCGTGTAAAAATTTGGTTACCTGAAATAATCTTCGTATATTTACAAAGTAAATAATAATAATAAAGGTTATGTCAATAAGTAAAAAAATCAAAGAATTAAAAAAAGAAGGAGATAAATTTATTTTTACCTATAATGGTAAAGATTATGAATTCTATTTACACTCAGTTTCAGAAAATTATGGGCCCAGTTTTTCAATTCATGAAGCTAATAGTTTTATGGGTAGATCAATGAATGTTGATAAAGTTACTAAACAATATATTACATTATATGATTATAATTTATTTTCAATTAGATCAACATATAAAATCCCAATTAATAAGATAGAAATGTGTTAATATTTATAATAAACTTATTTTTATGATTAAACTTTACGACTTACTTAAGGAAAATGTTCAAAACCCTAAAGCTATTATATTAGCAGGGGCACCTGGGGCTGGCAAAGGGTATGTTTTAAGTGGTTTAGACTTAGGTAATTTAAAAATAATGAATATTGATAATATTTTTATTGATAAACTTAAACAAGCTAATGTTAGTTTAGATTTAAAAAATGCCACACCTGAAGAAAGAAGTGAACAAGCTAAGGCAATGGCTGCAGCTAATAAAGAATTTAAAGGTGAATTGCAAAATATAATTACTGGTAAAGAATCATTTGTTTTAGATGGTACCGCTGCTTCAGTTAAACAAACAGTAACTTTAAAAGATCAATTAGAAGAAGCAGGATATGAAATATTAATGCTTTATGTTTATACTGATTTAGAAAGATCACTTAAACAAAACCAAGATAGATTTGAAAAATCAAATGGTGAAGATAGAAGTTTAGCACCTGCTATTGTAATGCGTACTTGGTTATCAGTAACTAAAAATTGGGCACCATATAAAGAAATGTTTGGTAATAATTTTATTTCTGTAGCTAATACATTAGAAGATGAAAAGTTAAAAGATGTGGAGGATGTAATTAAAAAATATTTAGACCCATTCAAACCCACAGGAACTAAACCTAAATCGGCATCTCAACAAGCTAGAAGTGATAAACAAAAAGCTGAAACAAATACCCAAATACAAGCTTTATTAAGTGATGATGGAGCTAAAGAAATTATAGATGGTTCTGTATCTAAAGAAGAAGCACAATCTAAAATTAAACAATTTTTATCTTAATGAGTTTAGTAAATGAATTAATAAAAGGGTTATTACCTGAAGAAGAAAACAAACAAACCACAGCAGTGTATGCTGGAGGGTTTAAACCTCCTACTTCTGGTCACTTTGAAGTAGTTAAAGAAGCCCTTAAGGAAAACCCGGAAATAGATGAATTTATTATTTTTGTAGGTAACAAAGAAAGAAATGGTATTACCCAAGCAGAATCAGTTTTAATTTGGGAAATTTATAATGATTATCTTCCACTTAAAGTTAAAATAGTACCTACTTCTAAACCCCCAATTCAAGCTGTTTATAATTTCTCTAAGGATCACCCCACAAGAGAAGTATTATGGGTTATAGGTGCTAGAGAAGGTAATGAAGAAGATTTTAAAGATATTACTTCAAGAACCAAGTCAATTTCAAATTACCCAAATTTAGAATTACGTACTATTATTACAGCAGGAGGAGTATCGGGTACTGCTGCTAGAAACGCGGCTCAAGTATCATTTGAAAAATTTAAAAAATTTGCTCCTGATGTTTTATCTAATGATGAAAAATATGAAGTATATGAATTAGTATCTGGTAAAGTAGCTGAAAATAAAAGTTTTTCACAAATGAATAAAATAGACCAAATAAAATCCGAACTTAAATATTTTACTGAAACTAATTTAGTTTTAGATTTTAGTACTAAAGACCCATTTAAAGATAAAGTAGTAGTTTACCCTGATTTTCAAGGTGTGGATGTAGACGAAGATATTATAGGTACAGAAAAAATTTTAAATGTAACTGACTGTATAGGAAATGAACCTTATAAAGATTATAAATATTTTACAACTACTAAAAAGGAATATGTAGAAAAAATGATAAAAAATGCTTCTGGAGATGGCTGGAAAAGTTTTGATCCTATAGTAGTAGTTCCTCATCCTATTTTAAATGGTAAATACTCAGTTATAGATGGTAACCATAGATTAGGAGCATTTGTTATTGGAAATCTTCCAAAAATAAATACAAAAATATTATCTGAAGATCAAATACTTTTAGCAGTCCCAGGAACAAAATGGGATGAAAATACCCTTCCTAAAACTATACCTTTAAAAGATTCAAAAGGTAAAGTTAATCTTAAAAAATATTTTGCTACTCAACCATTAAAAGTACCAACTAATATAAATGAAGATTTCCCATTAATAGTTTTACATGGAGATAAGATAGATACAACATTTAAATTTAATCAGGATTTAATTGAATCAACTTCTCCAACTCCTATTTTAGTAAATAATATCAATTTACATAAAACAACAAAATTTGATGATGATAAAATTAAATCACTAAAATCTTCTATATCTAATAAAGAATCTATTCCCCCAATTATAGTTAGGGAACATAATAATCAATATCAAATATTAGATGGTCATCATAGATACGTAAGTTATAAAGAATTAGATAAAAAATATATTGATGCTGTTGTACTTACCCAAAACCAAGTAATTGAAATATCTTCATCTGAAGAATTGGATTTAATATATGAAAAAATATTTAGTAAATATCCAGATTTTAGAAAATTTAATTACAGCCCTTATATAGCTTCTCTTACTCAACATATGATAGATAAAGGAATGAAATTAGAACCTCTTCCTCAAATTCAAATGGTACATGATGATATTGAAAATGGAGAAGATATTTTTGGTAAAACAGCTTATTATGCTCCTCAAACTAATATAATAGTTCTTTTCACTTATGGTAGGCATCCTAAAGATATTTTACGATCTTATGCCCATGAATTAGTTCATGTTCATCAAAATATGGAAGATAGATTAGAAACTATTAATACTACAGATGTTAATCAAGACGACCATTTAGAACAGTTAGAAAGAGAGGCATATGAAACAGGTAATATAATGTTTAGAAGTTGGACTGATTCTATTACTGGGAATAAATTAAATGAAGAAATAAAAATAGATGAAAGTCTTCCCCCTATAAATAGGTTATATAAAGATTTAGAAAAAATTAAACATAACTTTTTTAGTACTATTTTAACTGAAGGGAAAAAGAAAAATAAGGATCCATTTGGACTTATGGCTTATGCTCATGAATTAGGTCGTTTAAGAGAAGAAGAAAGTGAATATAAAGTTTATCTTGATATGGATGGAGTATTAGCTGATTTTGATAAACGATTTAAAGATCTATCAGGTATAGGCCCTAGTGAATTTGAATCTAAATATGGTAAAAATAAATTCTGGGATTTTATAGATGAAGAACATAAAGTTAGTTTTTGGGTTGGAATTGAACCCATGCCAGGGGCAGCTGATTTAGTAAATGCTGTTAAAGATTATAATTATGAATTACTAACCTCACCTTCAGTTAAAAAACAATCTTATTTAGGTAAAATACTTTGGGTAAGGAATCATACAGGAGATATATTCCCATCAAAACCCCGTATTAATTTTAAAAAGGCAAAGGAAAAACATGAAATTAAATCTCAATTATCTAAAACTGATATTTTAATTGATGATAGAGAAGATACTATTGGAAGATGGAATGCAGCTGGAGGTACAGGTATAGTGTATAAAAATATAAGTCAGGTATTAAATGATTTGGCTAAATTAGGTTTATGAAAGACAACATTTTAAAAAAAGATTTCCAACAACGTGATGTAGAACGAATTAGAAATCTTGTAAAAGGTAAATATGGTGAAAAAACACGTTCTAGTGTTGGATTTACTAAAGCAGAAGAATTCCATAAAGAAGGAGATATTTGGGAAGCTGATGGTCGTACTTGGACTATTAAAGATGGCATAAAACAAAACATTACTAAGTTAGACAAAGCTAAAAAGGCCCATGTAATGCCTTTACTTTGTCCTAAATGTAAAAAAGTAATGAAAAATCGTAATGATAAGCCATTTTACACTATACATAAAATGTGTTTTAATTGTGTTATTGATTTTGAACATGAGCTTAGAAAAACTGGAAAATGGGAAGAGTATGAGCGTAGCATTAAAAATAATGAAATTGATAATAAAATAAAAGATTTTAAAGCTTGGGCAAAAGAAAAATCAAATGAATCTACTCAATCCTTTATTTCAGAAGACGGAGATGTTGAAAAGTGGAGAGGAAAACATAATAAAGAAGAAATTAAAAAATCTACTAAAGAAGTTGTAGAATATTTAGAATCACTTAAACAGTAAAAATTATATATTTATAATAAACATATTATTATGAGCAATTTTGATGTACACAATTGGAACAAAAAACGTTACTTAGATGAAGTAGACGGAAGAATGGGTCCAAAACAAGCAACTATGAAACTAGACCAATTAACTTTTAATGTAGTAAAGTCTATGTTTGGTAAAATTCCTATGTTTGGCTTAAATTTTCCTAACCCAGATGATTCCTATAGAAGTGTTCAAAGTGGAAATGACCTTGAAAATTGGAAAGAAGGTATTAAAGATAAATATGGAAATGTAACTATTAAAATTGATGTTGAAGCAGCATCACCCTGGGAAAGAATTCAAATTCTAGATGATAAATTTAGAGATGATAAAGATTCTTATATTAAAGCCAAAGGAGCTGCTCTAGATAGTTGGAGAAAATCTCCAGGTTACTTTCCAGGAGACTAAAAATATGAGATATATAATAACATTACTGTTAGCATTAAGTCTAACAAGTTGTGGTGTTTACCAGGTTAGCACTACTCCTAAAGTTAAAATTACTAAAGTATTAACTATTACTGCAACAGGTGATACTTTAGCTGTTCCTATTAAACAATTCCAAAAATATAATTATAATACTGTATTTGATAATTATAGATTTAATTCTAATTTAAATTGGGGATATTGGAATTATCCTTATTATGGGTATGGATGGAATAGTTTATATAGACCAAATTCATGGTATTATAGAGATTTTTACTATAAACCACCAGTATATAATTACAGTTTAGAATTACCTATTAAACCTCAAAAACCTAGAGTTTATGTTAATGGTAGAAGAGGAAGTAATAATATTATTGTAACCCCTAATGGAGTAAGAAATAATAATAATTCTAATAATAATGTAAATAACAATATAAACATAAACCCTCCTAGAGGTAATAATAATAATAGAATTTACTTAAGACAACCAAATAATAATAATATAAATACACGTCCTTCAATTAGTAGACCTAATATCTCAAAAGGTAGTAATTTTACCCCACCTCCTACTAGTAATAATTCCACATCTAGTTCAGGAAGAGGTAACATTAACAGAAGGAACTAATATTTATAAATAAAAATATACTATAATGAGCGATTTTAATTATCAAGAATATTTAAAGAATAATCCTTTACTTCAAAAAGAAGTTGAAGAGAATAAATTAATCACTGAATCTCAGGAAGTTGATGAAAATTTAGCTGAAGATAAAATAAATGAAAACCGTCCACATCCAACAGAAGTCTTTTCTGATGAAGAATTAGATTATATTGGGGATATGCTAGTAGCAATGTACGAAAAATTGGGACTAGGTGCAGGAGGAGGAGAAACTGATGTGGTAAAAGCAAATGCCCTAATGGATAGAATTGAAGGATTTTTTGAAACATTAAATGAAGAAAAAGTTACTGAAGAAGTAACTGAAGAAGAAATTCAAGAAGAAGTTCCTTCATCTAAAATGAAAGTGTCTGAACTTAAAGCTAAAATTAAAGAAGATATTATTTCATTACTTAATGAAGATGAAGATGAAATCGATGATGCAGCTGATGAGATTGAACCAGATGATGCTGAGGTAGAAGTAGAAGATGAAGTTGAAGCTGATGTTGAAGCCCCTGCTCCTTCTGCTCCTGCAGGTTTATCCTCAGATGAACAAGACATTCAGAATAGCTTAAAAGTAGCTTATGATAAAGCTGTAGCTATTGGAGATGAAAAATTAGCCGACCAAATCGGTAACTCAATTACTTTCTTTACAAGATCACACGTAGTAGAAAGATAAGATGTTAAACGAGCGCAAACTCACCGAAAACGAACTAGAGCAAAGAAAAATCGCTCTAAAAGGTTTGTTAAAGAACAAACAAGCTCTAGTTAAAAAATACGGTGGGGATGCTGAAAAGGTTATGTATGGAATTGCCACTAAACAGGCCAAGAAAAAAGTTGAAAAAATGAACTTAGAAAATCTTAAATCAATGATTAAAGATGCTCTTACTGTTAAAGAGGCATCTCCTTTTGTCTTAGCTGCTGACGCTGCTAGAGATGCAGGTAAAAAAGAATTTGAATTCCCAAAAGGCAGTGGTAAAATGCACCCTGTTAAAATTAAACAAGATATTAAAACCGAAAATCTCATTAAAGAATTCCTACAGGAGCCCTTAAAATCAAGAAATGAAGCATTGTGGGATAAATTAGTTCCAAGTAGTGGACCTTCTAAATCTGTTGAAGGTGAAATGCTTAGAGCTATGAATAGATTAGTTTATAGATGGTACAATGATGGTGATAGATTTTGGGAAGGATATGGAACTGAAACCGCAGGACCTGCTCATTCATTTTTAGTTAATTCATCTCAAATAAATAGAGAAGAACAAAGAAAATTAGAAGCATTATTTGATGCAGTAGTAGGTGAATACAGAGATGAAGTATATGAAAAAATGCTTGATGAAGTTGCTGAATTAGTACTTAGTTATATTGAAGGTATTCCTGAAGATCAATATGATGAATTAGGAAGAGAAATGTTTGATTTTGATTCTGAATATGAAGATGAAGAAGAAGATGATTATGATGAAGAAGATGATTTCTATGATTCATATGATGAAGATGAAGATGAAGATTACATGCAAGAAGATCTAGATGTAGGACATCAAGATAATGAACCTCGTATGCTTAAAAAAGATTTATATAGAATAGCTAAATACGCAGCTGAACTATATAAAATGATGGATAATTATGATGACCAAGGAGAAGTAGATTTTCCACATTGGTGGCAAGGTAAAATTATCAAAGCAAGAGATTATATAGTTAAAGCTAAGCATTATTTAGATGGCGAAGAAAAGGTAGATAAAATTGATGCTATGCTAAATGAAGTAAATTATAGTGCTCATACTGAACCTAAACATTTTGATATTTGCCCAGGTGCTGAAGCTTTAAGAAAAGAATTATTAGATAGTGGTAAAACAGCTGAAGAATTAGGTGAATGGACTTATAGACATGATCAATTATTCAAATTAGAAAAAGATGTTCTTAATTCTAAAAAAGCAGATGATAAACATATTAAAGCAGCAGAAGGATTACGATCTGTAATTATTAATTTATCTAGAGATTTAGGTATTGATGCTGATAAAGTACATTATTTAAAAGGCCATGTTGATAAAATAAAAGATGTTGCCTCTGGAGTAAATGAAGAAATGGATCCTACAGAAATGAAACCTGCTACTTACGCTGGTAGAGCTGTAGTAGTTCATATGCATGGACCTGAAACAGAATGGAAAGTTGAGTTTGTTGATAGTGGAAAAATGGTAGATTATGCTGATGCAATTTCTAATCTAAAATTTGATGATGATACTACTCCTACAGACTACATGCAACGAAGAAGAGCTGAGAAAGATTACTTAGACGAAGCTAATACTCCTCGCTACCCCGAAGGTGAACTTTCAATTAAAGATAAGATTAAAGCAATAGTGCCTCTTTGGAAACAATGGTCATCTGCCTCTGGTAGAGATGCTGATGCAATCAAAGACAAAATTAGCCGTTATACTACTTATGATAATGAAAGTGGTGGAGGAAGCTATGTTTTCGATATTTTAGATAATGCTCAATCTATAGAAGATGTTGCCAAAATTATTATGAAAAACGAAAAAGGCGACACAACTTCCCAACAACAATATTCAGTAGAACTTTTACCACCAGTAGTGTATTTCAATGTTGAATCAGGAGAATTATCTGATGACAAAAATGAATGGTATACTGATGCTGAACTTAAAGCAGGAGCTGATCAAACATCTTATACAAAAGGTACAGAGCTTAATAATGTAGTATTTGACGGAGATTATAGTCAAGCATTAGATTTTGCTAAACGCTATCCTAATTTAATTAAAGTTGTTAAAAGTTCTTTAAACGAGGCAATGGATGGTAAGGAATTACTTATTTACTTTAAAGAAGAATATATTTTAGACAATCATTTTCACAGCGATAATAGTTATATAGTTAAAAGAGAACCATCTGGTAAGGATCAATATGTAATATTTGATTATGATGATGATACCAATAAATTCTCAATTAGACAAATGGGTGGTTACCAAATTGATCAAAAAGAGGCTATTAAAGCAGGGATGAAAGAAACAAGCAGATTAGCTAGAGCAGGAATGGATGCTTATATGGTAGATGGTAATTATTCACCCACTCCTATTTCAGCTAAAGGATTAAAAGACGCAGTTGATCATGTAATGGGTGGTTTAAGTAGAGAAGCAGATGCTCAACAATCTTTTTATGCTAAAAGAGGACCAACATCAGGTACTATAGATGAAGAAAAAATTGAAGTAGATGCTGATACAAAATTTGAGTTACCTTTAAAACACCTTATCCAAAAACACGTTAAAGAGGTAATGAAAGAAAAACTTACCAAAAGATCATCAGTAGAAAAACATATTGAAGACTTTAAAGATTCAGATGCACCTCAATTTAAAGGTAAATCTCAAGAAAAAAGACGTAAAATGGCTGTAGCAGCTTATTTATCTAAACAAAATGAAAAATAATGACAGCTTCGGAATTAAAAGAGAAAATAAAATTACTTGCTAAACAAGTATACAAAGATAAAATTAAAGGAGATGATGCTGCTGTAGCATATGATGAATTAGTTAAATTCCCTGAACTTAAAGCAGTTATCATAGATTTACTTACTGTTGATTTTGACAAATTTCTTGAATCAGTAGATTGGGTAGCTCCTCGTCCTTCAACTTTTAGAATTAATTTATTAAATGGGCAAAATTTTGTTCTTATATTTGATCCTAGAAGTTGGATTGCTCAAGTATCAGGTAAAAAATATTATTTATTAAATTTAGATGAAGAAGAAATGGCTGCCAAAGCTATTTCTCGTATATTAACCTATGGTCCTGCAAGTGGAGCATCAGTTGAAGGTGAAAATGAAATGGTAGAACCAGATACAGATGATGAAGAAGTACCAGCAGAAGCTTAAAATAAATGGCAGATATTAAAACATATGGAGATTTAAAAAAAACCATCCAGTACATTAAAGGAGCAAAAAAGGGTGGTGAAATTAATGATGCTGTAGTTAATGCCATTATAGGTAACATCCCGGGAATGGGAGTAGCTAAAAGTGTATATGATGTATTGCAAGTTGCTTTTAGAAAACCAGATGAAAAAAAAAGTCAAACTTGGTTAGATAAATTAGATATTGATGATGATGTAGAAGCAATAGTAGATGATAGTGTAGAAAATACTTTTTTAAAAGATTTAGCTGCTACATTTGAAAATGAACCTGATGATAAAGAATTAGAAGATGATTTTAATATGAATCAAAGGTTAGTAGATTTTTTAAAAGATAAACACAACAATAGAACTGTTACAGGAATACAAGAAAATATTAATATGAAAACAAGATTTCAACAATTAGCAGGTATTATAGAACAAGAACAACAAGGAGGAGAAGGTGAAGTAGCTAGTTCTGTTAGAATTATAGATAAAGATTTAGATGATCAAAAATCTAATTTTAAAATGATTAATACTAGAGATAAAATGGGTCAACTTTTAGATGCTATGGTAGATAATATCAAACAAGTTAATCCTGATTTTGTTGAATCATCTCAATTTTCACAAGCTGTTATTGCATTTTACAATAAGTATAAATAATGGATGTATTTGATAAAATATTAAAAGAACATAGTTGGAAATTCCCAAAAGGATATCCTGATATGGATAATAAAGAAGATAGAACTCTTCTTGAAAATATTATCAATAGTTATCTAACTGAAGCTGAAGAAGATGTTGAAATAGCTGATGATAAAGAAGTTTTAGATATTAAACAAGAAAAAAAAGATGATCCTCAAGGTGGGTCTCAAGTTTATAATGATACTATAAGAAATGCCTTATATGGAAGTGATTGGGAAGGTAAACCAATCCCCAGACCTAAGAAAAAATATCCTTACCAACAAAATACATTCTCAGTTAGTGTAGCTTCAGAAGACCAGGAAATGTTTGATAAATTATATCCTGTTAAACCACCTAAAGTAGGTGAACCTATTGGAAGTGCTGGTTCATTAGGAGTAGGAAATGGAGAAATTGCCTTATACTGGTTATACCATTTTTCAGATAGTGCAAATGTAAAAGAAGGTAGAGATGGTGATGATCCAGATTTATTTTTTGATGATCAAGGAGTAGAGGTTAAATCTTGGAAATCTCATAAAGGAAAACATGGTTTAGGTAGATTTGGAGATGATAAAGAAAATTTATCTTTACTTGCTGTTATTTTTGGATTTAATGCTTTAGCTACTGTATTTGGAGATGGGGAAGAAGTTTCTAATACAGTTAATCCAACTAATTTTAAAGGAAGTGAGCTTATAGAAGCAATGGCTAAAGTAAAAGAATTTAAAAGCATAATTGATAATAGTACTGAATTAGTTAATAATTATCCTTTATTTAAAAGCATTAAAGATAATGCTGATAGAGTTTATAGACAATTATCAATAGGTGATGATGAAGATCCTAGAGGTATGGCAATGTCAATGGCTATTAAATTATTAGAACCAAAATTAACTAGAAAACCTGGGGATGGAAATCACTTAGTAAATGTTAAATCAGATGGTAATATGAAATTCTTCCAAATAGACTTTAGTAAATTAGAAAGTGATGAATTATTAAATGACTTTGTAGTTAAACAAAGTGCAATTGTAATAGACTTTGATAAAATTTGGGGATAATGAGCTGTAATTGTGAAAATAAAATAACGGGACCTTTGTTAACAGAAAGTAAAGTAAAATCTTTATTATCTGAAGGTCTACAATATCATATAGATAATGAACTTCCTTTATTTGAAACAGTATATCGTATTGGTTCAGACAAACATTTATCCTTAATTAAAGAAGCTAGAAAATTATATTCTAGAAATGTAATTAATTTGTGTGAAGAAGATGAAGGTTTAATTAAAACCCATTTAGGTGAATTTGGAGTATATGAAGGTGAAAGTGTACCTTTAGATTTACCTATGTTAGATGAAAAGAAAAAAGCTAAGAAAAAGAAAAAAGATCCACCACTAGGTAAACCTAAAAGAGGTGGTTCTAAAGCATATTATGTTTATGTAAGGGATCCTAAAACTAAAAGAATTAAAAAAGTATCATTTGGTTCAGGCGGATTAAGAGCAAAAATTCGAAATTCTAAAGCAAGAAATGCTTTTGCTAAAAGACATAGATGTAAAGAAAAAAATGATAGAACTAAACCATCTTACTGGTCTTGTAGACTACCAAGATATGCTAGTGCATTAGGTTTAGGAGCAAATATGAATACCTTCTGGTAATGGAAAGAGTTAGAGAAGCAATACATAACGTTTTAAATGAAAAAAAGAAAAAACGAGATAGATGTCTTCGTATTGCTGACCGCAAATTTAAAAAACCATCAGCTTATAAATCAGGAGCTGTAGTCAGATGTCGTAAAGGAGACATTTGGAAAGGAGTAAAAGAACACGTTCAAACTTTAAGTGAAAAAGAAAAAGAATCTTTACACAAATGGTTTAAACGTTCTGGTCCTTCAGGTAAAGAAGGTGGTTGGGTTGATTGTAATACAGGTAGAAAAGATTCTAAAACAGGTAAAATGAAATATAAAGCCTGCGGTAGAAAAAAAGGAGAAAAAAGAGCAAAATACCCATCTTGTAGACCTACACCTTCAAAATGTAAGGATAAAGGAAAAGGTAAATCATGGGGGAAAACAAAATAAATCCTTATCTTGATAAGGGTAATATAAGAACATTTTCTAAAGATGTTGATCCAATGGAATTGGTTTGGCATCAAGATGATGAAGATAGAACAATAGAAATTCTTGAAGGCGAAGGATGGTGTATCCAACGAGATAATATGTTACCTCGAGCAATGAAAGAAGGTGAAACAATATTTATAACTAAAGGTGAAATTCACCGTGTATTAAAAGGTACAACTGATCTAAAAATTAGAATAAATGAAATGTAATTGTAAAGTATGTAATTGCGGAACATCATGTGATTGTACATGCTGTAATTGCTAAAAATATTTAATTATGGCGTTTGAAATTAGCCCAATATTAGATGCTCATGGGAATGGTAAAGCATTTTTTGAATATTATTCTGATCTATTTATTGGATTAACAGAATCAGAAATAGTAGCTCAAAGTAAATTAGCAGCTAATAGATTATTAGATAAAGAAATGATTTCCAAAGATAACTGGGATATGTTTAGAGAAGGCATTATCGTTAAGTGGATGGAAAGTTAAAATAAAAATTTATAGGATAGATTCATAGCCTATCCGCTCGAAAGAGAAAGAAAAGAATAAAGAGATCTGTGGCCTCCGTTTGGAGGCCACATTTTAGTTTCGTATATTAATGTGTTAAAAATAAAAGTATAGATGAATATAGATAAAGAATTCTACTTAGTAAGAAAAAGTGAAGGTAATTCATTTCAAAGATTAATGATGTTTTTTTTAGAACAAAACAAAAAACATGGTGCTAGTTTTGGAGTAGCAGGAATGTATAATACACTAAATAGATTTTATGGCGAGTAAAAACGTAGTAATTGTAGGAGCAGGAGTAGCAGGTGTAAATGCCGCTACTAAATTAATAGATAATAACTTTGATGGTAAAATTACTATCATTGATATGGGTAAAGACCCATATAGAAGACCTTATGAAGAAGTAATGACGGGATTCCTCGGTGCAGGGGGCTGGAGCGATGGTAAACTAACCTACCACACTGCTATTGGTGGTCATCTTTCTAAGTATACGGGTGATGAAAAAGCAATGGAGTTGATGGATCAGGTGATTGAAAATTTCAAACGATTCCACCCTAAACCAGAAGAAGTGCAATGCTCTAACCCTGTAGCTGAGCCCGATTTTATTAAACCATATTTTGGATTACGTTTATTCCCAGTATGGCACGTTGGTACAGATTATTTACATGAAATAGGTAAAAATTGGTATGACTTTTTAGTTGATAATGGTGTTAATTTTAGATGGGAAGAAAAAGTAATAGATATTGATTTTGATAAACAAGAAGTTTATACAGATAATTATACAATGCTTTATGATACACTTATTTTTGGTGTAGGTAAATCAGGTATTGATTTTGGGAAGCAATTAGCTGAAAAATATGATTTGCCTACTGAACCCAAACCAGTCCAAATTGGGGTTAGATTTGAAGCACCCCAAAAACATTTCCAAAAATTAATTGATGTTTCTTATGATTTTAAATTATATAGAAAATATGAAGATAAAGGAGTATCGCTCAGGAGTTTCTGTACTAATAACAATGCTGCCTACGTTGCAGTTGAGGAAACTTATGGCGACCACAGTTATAATGGACACGCTAAAAAAGATGAGTCGTTCCGAAATGATATGACTAATTTTGGTATTCTAATGGAAGTTAGAGGTATTGAAAAACCATTTGATTGGTCTAGAGAAGTAGTAAATAAACTACAGAAAAATGGTACTGGTTTATATTATAGTCCAAGTAGAGAACCATCTACAACATCTGAAGGTATAGATGTATCAGCAGTTAAAGTAGATACACTACATGAAATATCTAAAGCAATGCAACCATATTTTGGTTATGTTTATGATTTTATTGAGGATATGAAAAAAGTATTCCCTACACTTAAAGATGATTGGGGTATTTATGTTCCTGAAGTAAAGTATCTTTCACCTGAACCATTAGTTAATTATGATAATTTATCTTTAACTAAATTTCCAAATGTTCATTTTGTAGGTGATGCTTTAAGTGCTAGAGGTATTACAGTATCAGGATCCCAAGGTACACTTGTTGCCGAGAAAATTTTGGAGAACAGTAAAAAAAGTCGTATATTTAACCAAACTAAATTAGAAAAAGTATGAGTATAGAATCAGGTCAAAAATTCCCACAATCAAGAAGATTAAAAAAAGCAGATGGAACTGTTGCTTATGTATGGGATGGAAAATTACATAATTGGGAAGGTCCAGCTTTAATTCCAGAAGGAAATGAAAGAAAAGCTGAATATTATCTTTATGGAATTCAAAAAACAAAAGAAGATTGGAGTGAATTAAGAAGACAAAGAGAAGGTGTTCCTTTTTATAAAAACCAATCAATGAAAAATAAGTTATCTGACTACAGAAATTAATGAAAAGAAAAGCGGTTATAGTATCTGGTTATTTTAATCCAATTCATGTTGGTCATTTAGAATTATTTGAAAATGCTTCTAATGAGGGTGACTTTTTAATTGTTATAGTTAATTCTGATTTACAAAGAGAATTAAAAGGATCTAAAGAATTTATGCCTGAAAATGAAAGATTAAAAATAGTCCAATCAATTAAAGGTGTAGGTTTAGCTTTACTTTCTATAGATAAAGATTCTACCCAAAACGAAACTTTAAAACATCTATATGATCAGTATGGAGGTTATTGGGATCTAACATTTGCTAATGGTGGAGATCAAACTAATGAAAGTATTCCAGAAAGCGTGACTTGTAATAAATTAGGTATTAAATTGGTAGATGGAATGGGTGATAAAATCCAATCTAGTAGTTGGTTATTAAAAAAATAATATGAAAATAGGTTTGTGTGGTACAATGAGTGTAGGTAAAACTACATTAGTTAATGCTTTAAAAGAAACAGAGCAATTTAAGGATTATATGTTTAGAACAGAGCGTTCTAAGTTTTTAATGGAGCAAGGTATTCCACTTAATACTGATTCTACATTGAAAGGTCAAACTGTATTTTTAGCAGAACGTTGTGCTGAGTTAATTCAACCTGATATTATTACAGATAGAACAGTATTTGATGTTATTGCTTTTACTTTAAATGCTAAATCAATTCATCATAGTGATAAAGAATCATTTGAAAATTATGCAAAAGAATTTATTAGAGAATATGATCACATTTTTTATATTTCTCCTCATGGGCTTGCTATTGAAGATAATGGTGTAAGAGAAACTGATGAACATTATAGAGATATAATTGATTTTACTATTACTACTTTAATTAAAAGATATAGCCATTTATGTAATAATATTAATCAAATATCTGGATCTACAGATGAACGTATTCAACAAATATTGAATATTACTGGCCTCTAACATATTTATAATAAAACCTATTATAATGAAAAAATCAGAATTAACTACTTTTATTAAAGAAGAAATTTTAAGCACTTTAAATGAAAGTCCTTCATCTGAAGAAGTAAGAATGGCTAAACAAGCTGTAAGCAGATTCATGAAATACAGAAATGTAGGACAGGATGAAGCTATTCGTGATTTAAAAAATGCTTTAGATGTTTTAAAATCATCAATGGAAGAAGCTACAATTGAAACCCCTTTTGAAAAATTACCCCAAGTAAAAAAACAGGCAGATAAAGATGATATAATTAAAGTTACAGAAGAAGATGAGGATGCACCTGCTGGAGATGCTGAAATAGAAAAAAAGGCTTCTAAACAAGATCAAATAATAAATAATTATAAAAGGTTACAAAAAGATTTAAAAAAACATCTTGAAATGTATAAAGATGCTGAAGGAGATTCAGCTAAAAAAGCGGCACTACAGATGATGAAAAAAATATCTCAGAGTGCAGAATATTTAGATGCTAAAGCTAAATATGAGAAGTTAAAACAAGTTAAATAATAAGTTATGTTTAAATGGTTAAAGAAAAATTATCCATTATTCGTTATAATAGGAGCATGCATTTTAGTCTATCATTTCTTTGGTGAAAGAGAAGACTATGTAAATGAATATAATGCTAAAATAGAAGCATTAGAGGCAAAAGTAGATTCTCTCCACAGTGAAAATGATGAATTAGTAAATGAATCTAAGCTACTAGAAGTTAAAATAGCCGAATATGATGCTAAAATTAATAAACTTAACGTAAGAATAAATGTTATCAAAAATGAAACAAAGCAAAAAGTTGATGCTGTTGATTTCTTTGGTGATGATGAGCTTGAACGTTTTTTCGCAGAACGCTACAGACACATCCTCGAAGGACAGCACCAAGATTCAATTAACTAAACCTGTTGCAAAATTGGTAATTAAAGATCTTATCCAATTTGATGGGCTAGGGTCTGAAATGGAAACAATGCAACTGGTTTTGACTGAAACTAATAATAAATTATTATCACAAACTGATTTAGTTACAAATTTAAGACGGCAGATTAATAACTATGAAGGTATTATTAATCAACAAGCTAATCAAGTAGCTTTATCTAAAGAATTAACTGCAAGATTAGAAGCTGATTTAAAAAAGCAAAAATTAAAAAATAAATTAACTATGGGTGCAGGTATAGTAGGTGTGGTAGCTGCAGTATTATTAGTAAAGTAAATGTCCGAAATAAAAAAAGTAATACGTCAGGAATATCTTAGATGCGCTAAAGACCCAGTTCACTTTATGCGTAAATATTGTTATATCCAACACCCACAAAGAGGACGTATTCAATTTAATCTTTATCCATTCCAAGAAAAAGTATTAACATTAATGAGAGATAATCCCTATTCGATTATCTTAAAATCTAGACAGTTAGGTATTTCTACTTTAACTGCTGGTTATTCTTTATGGTTAATGTTATTTGCTAAGGATAAAAACATTCTTTGTATTGCTACAAAACAAGAAACAGCAAAAAACATGGTTACAAAGGTAAAATTTATGTATGAAAATTTACCTTCATGGTTAAAAGTAGATGCAGACGAAAATAACAAATTAACTTTAAGATTAAGAAATGGATCCCAAATTAAAGCCACTTCAGCAAGTTCAGATGCAGGTAGATCAGAAGCAGTATCTTTACTATTAATTGATGAGGCAGCTTTTATTGATAATATTGGAGAGATTTGGGCCTCAGCCCAACAAACATTAGCAACTGGTGGGGGGTGTATTGCATTATCTACTCCTTATGGTACTGGTAATTGGTTTCATCAAACATGGGCAAGAGCAGAAGCAGCAGAAAATGAATTTTTACCTATTAAATTACCTTGGTATGTTCACCCAGAACGAGACCAAGCATGGAGGGATAGGCAAGATGAATTATTGGGTGATCCTAGAATGGCAGCTCAGGAATGTGATTGTGATTTTAGTACTTCTGGTGATATAGTATTTTATC